GGCAGGAAAAGAAACTAGAGATATGACAAGATCACAAATTGTTAAGGCTGCATTTAGAGTCTTAACATTGAAACTTGGCAAGGCTCAAGTACCACTTATTATTACCAATCACACCTACGATGTTATTGGTTCTATGTTCCCGACTAAAGAAATGGGCGGCGGATCTGGTCTCAAATATGCGGCTAGTTCCATCGTCTATCTCTCTAAGAGAAAAGAAAAAGACGGAACAGAAATTATAGGTAATATAATTCATTGTAAAAACCACAAGTCAAGATTGACTAAAGAAAATAAAATGGTTGATGTGAGACTTACATATGACAAAGGTTTAGATAAACACTACGGTCTATTAGACCTTGCGTTAAAGTATAATGTATTTAAACAAGTTTCTACAAGAATAGAATTACCAGATGGCTCAAAGACTTTCGGAAAGACCATCAACAACGATCCAGAAAAATACTTTACTGAAGAAATTTTAAAACAACTAGACGAGGCAGCCGCCAAAGAATTTAAATATGGTATCGAAGCAGAAGAAACAGACGCTACCTAAACACGAAAGAGATTATGTTTTTGTTGAGAAACAAGATCAGGATTTTGCTTCAATTAAATTGACAAGCGGCCCTTATACTGATATAATATATCATTATGGTAATGTGCAATTTGCAAAAGAAGAAAATGAAGATGGCAACTTACCTATGAAATTTGATTATACAGTAGATAAGAACTATCAAAATGCAGATACAGATAGTCAAGAGTTTATAAATCATATCGGAGATATTTTAATACAAGTAATGGATCAGGAGTTGAATGGAAGAGAGAATTGAGAGAACAGCACTAAAGCACCTCATACATACAGAAACTTATGCTAGAAAGGCTTTGCCTTTTCTAAAGGAGGAGTATTTTACAGACAGATTAGAAAAGTTAATCTTTAGAGAGATTAATAATTTCTATGATAAATTTAATGCACCTCCCACAAACGAAACACTTGCCATTGAACTAAATGCAAGAAAAGATATTAACGATACCGAGTTTCAAAATATCACTAGTACAATCGCTGCATTTAAAAAAGAAGATATCAATGTTGAATGGTTGATACAGACGACAGAAAAGTTTTGCAAAGATCGTGCCATACATAATGCTATCATGGATGGTATTCAAATACTAGATGGTAAAGATAAAACGCATACACCAGAATATTTACCTGAATTATTATCAAATGCCTTGTCGGTATCTTTTGACGAGAAGATCGGTCACGATTATATTCCTGAATCTACTGAACGATATGATTTCTACCATAAGAAAGAAGAACGAGTCGAATTTGATCTAGACTTTATGAATCGTATTACTCGTGGTGGTGTTCCAACAAAGACATTGAATATTGCTCTTGCGGGTACTGGTGTTGGTAAGACTTTGTTTATGGCTCATCTTGCAGCTGCAAATCTATTACAAGGTAAGAATGTATTGTATATTACTTTAGAGATGGCTGAAGAAAGAATTGCTGAGAGAATAGACTCTAATCTTTTGAATGTTGCTATGAGTGATCTACCTGAACTTCCTAAAATAATGTATCAAGATAAGATTAAAAGTCTAGAAGAAAAGACTAAAGGTAAACTTATCATCAAAGAATATCCTACTGCCTCTGCTCATGCTGGTCATTTCAAAGTTTTAATTAATGAACTTGCAATTAAGAAAAGTTTTAAACCAGATGTTATTTATATTGATTATTTAAATTTATGTATATCATCTAGATTGAAGGCTGGGTCATCTGTTAATTCATATACAATCGTTAAATCTATTGCCGAAGAACTTAGAGGTCTTGCTGTAGAACACGATCTACCTATTTTTTCTGCAACACAAACTACAAGAACAGGTTTCGGTTCTACTGATATCGGTCTTGAAGATACTTCAGAAAGTTTCGGTCTACCTGCAACTGCTGACTTTATGTTTGCTATTATATCTACTGAAGAACTAGAAAAGAAGAATCAATTTCTAATCAAACAATTAAAGAATAGATATAATGATCCAACAATCAATCGTAAGTTTATGCTGGGTGTTGATCGCTCTAAGATGAGAATATATGATGTAGAACAGGCGGCTCAAGACGATATGGTAGACGCCAATCAACAAGAAGAACCAGAAAAGTCTGTATTTGATAATACAGAAACAGCAAAACGATTAAACAAATTTTCAGATTTTAAAATATGACAAAAAGAAAAAAGAAAAAAATAGATAAAGAAATCGAAGAGTGGAATAAAAAAGTAAGAGAACTCGGCGAGAAAAACAGAAACAAATTAATGAAAGCTGTAAAGAATAAAAATGCCTAGAAGAAGAGAGAAAAAACCACCTAGAAAAAATATTAAGTTATCTTACGAGACTGTTATGGTTAAGAAAGGTAAATCAATATTGTATCAATGTATAGAAAAACCTACTGGTTCTATTATCTGTGAGAATTTTTTTAAACAAGATACAGATAAAATTACAAAACATCAAAACAAATATAGACAATGGGAACCTAACGGTGGTATAGTTTCTTTTCTTACACTAGGTAAAATAGACGCTTGACAATTATATCATAATGTTATATAAATAGCAGTATGGTAACAATTAATCCCAACTATCAACAAAGAGGCGTTAGCAACCCTTACTATACTGTATCTAACGAGGTAACTAATAAACTAAGAAGAATTGTTGGTTCTGGAGAAATCTTATATCGAAGTGTTGATGGTATTAAAGGTAATTTAGTATTAGATACGGGAGGTAAATTTCCCTTTCTATTGGAGAGAAAGAAGAAAAGTTTGAATAGTTATATTCTTTTAAGAAAAAAAGATATAAAAGGCCATTTAGGTATGGCAACAAGAAAAGATAGTACAGCTTCAGCAAATGTTAATGAATTTTTATCTATGTTTTTCTTAGTCAATAGATATTCAAAAGATAATTTAACAGTAAAACTAGAGAGTGATTGTCATAAATTTAAAAACAAATCAACCAAAGTTTTAAATCCTTCATCTAGCGGAGTTGCTGCGGTAACTTATTCTGACTTGGCTGAACTAATAGATAGAGACGAAACAGCAGAAAGAGATATACAAATAGGTTACAGAAATGCTATTGCTGTTAAAAAAGATATTAGTGGTAATATAAAAAATACTTATTGGTGTCCTAGAGGTAAACCTCCTGGAGTGTCGCCTAAAAATCCATCGGATACAGTCGTTCAATTATCTGATAATACCTATCAAGGATATTCAAATAAGATAGCTGCTGGTAAAGATGAGACACCTAAGTTTAATACTAACTTAACAGCGTTTTTTAGTAAACTAGAGGATAGTAATCAACTTAAAAAGTGTCAACAAATAATAGACGACTCTTGGAATCAAGCAACAAAACAAATACCTAAACAACAAAAACTATCTGTTGGCGCTATGAATAACTTTGATATAAGAAAAGAACCTTATAGTGAAAGTGCTTCTAAAAAAGAATTCGCTAAACTATCTAAGGTTTTTGCAGCTGAAGATTCTGACTTTTATGGTTCTGGTTTTTATTACTTATTTAGAAATCAACTTATAAAAAATTTGGGTGCATACATAATTAAACCTAAAAATTTAATATATTTTTTGAATACAATATATTTTTATACTTATGATGATCCTAGAGCAAAGTTTGTTCCGTGTCCTTATAAACTTCTTATAGGACAAGAGAATGGTGCAAGTCAAATAAAAGATGTATCTGATAATGCTGATTTAAAAAATATTTTACTAACAAAAAAGACATCAGACATATCTAGTCCAAAATTACTTTATGATGGTAAATCTCAAAGAATGTCCATTGTATTTAAATGGCGAAAAAAGACAACAGTTGATATACCTATAACTGTTAGAACTAGAGCTGCTGGGGGTTGGTCAGGTAAATCATTATTTGTCAATACCCCTGGACTAAAGATATCTTAAACTTATAAATAGTATTGATGATAAAAGAAACAAACGAATATTGCGAAGATTGTGGTCACGATTGTCCTGAAATGTGTCAGGACTCTGCTTGTGAGTGCAAATGTTGTGAATAATTGACTATATTATATTAATGGAGAAGGCGAATAATGCAAGGGTTTTTAGATTACCTCGTAGAGGCTAAAAATACCCACTTAGAACATTTAGAAGATGAAGTAATTAATAATGGAAGTCGTGGCGCTCTAAACGCCATACAATTTTTGAAATCTATAAGACAAATGTTTTCGGGTGGTGGTAAGAGAACGAGTTTAACTGTTAAATGGGATGGTGCACCTGCGATAATCTGTGGGACAAATCCTGATAACGGTCGTTTCTTTGTTGGTACTAAATCTGTATTCAACAAATCTCCTAAAATTAACTATACATCAGCGGACATCAGAAAGAATCATGGTGGTGCTGTAGGCGAAAAATTAGAAATCTGCTTGAGGGAGTTGCGAAAGTTAGGTATCAAAGGTATCTTACAAGGTGACTTACTATTCACTAAGGGTGAACTTAAAACTGCTACATTAGATGGTGAAAAGAATATAGTCTTTACACCTAACACTATTACATATGCGGTACCTATCGGAACTCCCCTTGCAAGTAGAGTTGCTAATGCCAATCTAGGTATAATATTTCACACAACATACACAGGCAAATCATTTTCATCACTTGCAGCTAGATTCGGTGCGAATGTATCTCGTCTAAAGAAAGTTAGATCAGTATTCTTTGATGACGCTGTTTACAAAGACGCCTCTGGTGCTAAGTTTAATTCAAGTGAACAGTCTAAGTTTGATGGCATACTAAGAATGGCTGAAGGCTCAGTAGGTAAAGGTTCAATCTTTATGGATAAGATTGCTAAAGATACTAGTATATTATCTATTGGCGTACAGTTGAAGGCATACTTTAATTCGTATATAAGAAAAGGTACATCACTGGCAAATACAAAGAAACTTGCTGGTCAGTTTGCACCTTTTTATAGAGATAGATTACAAGTTGAAATAGATAAAGTTAAGAGAGAAGATTCAAAAAGAAAATACAAAGAGATTCAAGAAGCAGGTTTAAGATTTATAAAAGGTAATAGTGAAGGATTATATTTTGCAGTTGCTACATATCTATCTTTACAAAGTGCAAAACTATTGCTTTTAAATAAATTAAGAAGTGTGCAAAGTATAGGAACATTTCTAAAAACACCATCAGGATTTAAGGTAACTAATCCAGAAGGTTATGTTGCAATTAAAAGTGGCAGTGCTGTTAAATTAGTTGATCGTATGGAGTTTAGTAGAGCAAACTTTACTCTTGCAAAAGACTGGGTGAAAGGGTGATACTGGTGCCAAAAACATTAAAACAGTTTTTAGAGGAGATGAGTAATGTAACCGTTGTTATGATAGGCGGCCCTGGGTCAGGTAAGTCAACATACTCAAAATATCTTACAGGTCATTTTGATATACCTCATGTTTACACAGGCGATATGATGAGAGACTTACAGAAAAAAGATCCTGAAGTTGCAAAGATTATGGACAGAGGCGATTTAGTTCCTATCAAAAAAGTTATGTCGGCACTAAGAAGTAGATTGGCAAAAGACGATACT